ATATTTGGTTATAAAATTCAAAAATCCAAGGCGGCACCGACGGAGAAATCGTTTGTGCCGCCGACGGACGATGGCGGTGCCGAGGCCATAAAGGCAGGTGGATATTTTGGCACCTACCTTGACCTAGAAGGCACCGCCCACAACGAAGCAGAACTTATTAGAAAATATCGCGACATCGCTTTTATGGCGGATGTCGATTCTGCGATTGATGATATTGTTAATGATGCTATTTCTAATCTAGATGATGAAAAACCAGTCCAGTTAAATCTTGATGAAGTCGATTTATCAGATTCAATCAAGAAATCAATTGAAGATGAATTCGAATATCTTCTCGCAAAACTGGATTTCAATCTAAGAGCGCAAGATTATTTTCGTCGTTGGTATATTGACGGTAGACTTTACTTTCATAAAGTAATTGACACCGCAAAACCAAAAGGTGGTATCACTGACATTCGTTTTATTGACCCAAGAAAGGTCAAGAAGGTCAGAGAAATTACTAAAGAAAAAGATGATAAAACAGGCGTTGAATTCGTAAAGAAGATTGAAGAATACTTTATTTACAACGAACGTGGTATTGTTCAGGATAAAGCGCATACTCCAACTGCTGGATCTTCTGCTTCGATGAAGGTCACTAAGGATGCTATTTGCTATGTTCCTTCTGGTCTGATGGATCAAGATAAGAATATTGCACTTTCGTATCTACACAAAGCGATTCGTCCTGCCAATCAGTTGCGCATGATGGAAAACGCTGCGGTTATCTATAGAATTTCGAGAGCACCTGAACGTCGCGTATTCTATGTTGACGTAGGTAATCTCCCTAAGATCAAAGCGGAACAATACCTTGCTGGCATTATGAATCAGTATAGAAACAAACTGGTTTATGATGGATCCACTGGTGAAATCCGTGATGATAAAAAGTTTATGTCAATGCTTGAAGATTTCTGGTTACCTCGCCGCGAAGGTGGACGAGGCACTCAGATTGATACACTTCCAGGTGGACAAAACCTTGGCGAAATAAACGATATCGATTATTTCCAGCGTAAACTATATCAAGCGTTGAACGTTCCTATTTCAAGACTGCAGCAACAATCAGGTTTAAACTTTGGTCGTGCTGCTGAAATTAATCGCGATGAATGGAAGTTCACTAAGTTCATTGCTAAGTTACGCCGCAGATTCTCAGGTCTCTTCGACGATCTACTGAAAAGTCAGTTAATCTTGAAGGGTGTTATAACTGAATCGGATTGGGCGGATATTAAGAATAAGATCCAGTATAGATATGCAACTGATGCGTTCTACACTGAATCTAAAGAACAGCAAATTCTACAGTCTCGTATTGAGATTCTCAATGGTATGGCGACATATATTGGTAACTTATACAGTAAAGAATATGTTCAGAAGAATATTCTGAAACTTTCTGATGATGAAATTGCTGAGATAGAACTACAAAATACGGCGGATCCAGTAGATTTGGAACCTGCAATGCAACCGCCGCCACAAGAAGGACAAGATAATGGACAACAATGAAATGATCGCATCCCTAATAAATAGCATTGAAGATGGTGCAATGGTAGATGCCACAGAATTTTATGATGGTGTTATGTCAAGTAAAGTTGCTGACATTCTTTCTGCTAGGCGTCAAGAAATGACCAATAGAATTTTTAACGGAGATACGACTGATGACAACCAAGACGTATAAACAGTTCTCGGAAGAACTGTCTGAAAAGATCAATATCGCCAAGACAAAGATGGGCGATGTTATTAAGGATTTTCAGGATTCTGATGCTCCCCAGTTTAAGGGTAAGAGCGCAGAGAAGCGTCGTCAAATGGCAATCGCTGCCAAGTTGGAAGCAGATCGTGGTGTCAAGGAAGAAGTCGAAGAACTCGAAGAACTTTCAACAGATACACTCAAAGGTTACCGCAAGAAAGCACGTGCTCAAGGTAACGCAATCGTCGACAAAATGAAGATGGGTGGCGGCGACTGGTCGAAGGATCAGAAGGATACTCAAACTCTTCGTAAGAGATCAAAGGGTGCTAACATGTCTGGCAAGCAACTTGTCAAGCGTGGCGAAAGTCTGAAGACTGAAGAGATCGAACAGACCGACGAAGAACTAAAGGGCAAGCAACATAAGATTGATGCCAATAAGAATGGTAAGATTGATGGACACGATTTCAAAATTTTGCGTAATGCAAAGAAAGCAAGATACCAGTAAGGATTAACAGATGGCAACTAAAGCGGTTCTAAAACTAACACAGGTCCATGGTGTGGTAAAGGTGCGTGGCACAGGATCCGCTACCATTGCGCTTGCAACTGATCTGAAGAAGTCTTCAGAAACTCAATCTTCACCAAAGGCGAACATTCGCACTATTCATTGGGCGTGTTCGGTTGGATCTACAGCAACTGTGACTAGAAATAGTCAGGTTCTTTATTATCTGTCAGGAACAGGTAAGATGGAATTTATGGGTTGGTCAGATAATGAAGAAAATGGATCAGATATTGTTGTTGATTTTTCCAGCGGAACTGGGGCAGTAGTTCTAGAACTCGCTAAGGTTTCAGGATATGGTCCGCAGCAACACCAAAATGCGCCTCTGGATACAGACGGCAATGGTTATGACGGAGGAACATTAGGATGAAACTAATTACTGAAGTAAACGAGAACGTTCGTTACATCGCAGAAGAAAAAGATGGTAAGAAGGCGCTTTATATTGAAGGCGTTTTCCTGCAGTCAAATCTAAAAAACCGTAACGGTCGTATGTATCCTGCCGAAATTATGGAAAAGGAAGTTACTCGTTACATGAAAGAGGCAGTCGAATCAAGACGTGCCTTTGGTGAATTGGGTCACCCCGATGGACCAGCAATTAATTTAGATCGCGTATCCCATATCATCACAGAACTTCGCCGCGATGGCGATAACTGGGTTGGTAAAGCAAAGATCACAGACACTCCCATGGGCAAAATTGCTCAAGGTTTGATTGAGTCTGGCGGTCAATTAGGTGTTTCTTCTCGCGGACTCGGATCGCTAAAAGAAAATAACGATGGAGTTCAAGTTGTTCAAGACGACTTCCATCTAGCAACCGCTGCTGATATTGTAGCAGACCCATCTGCTCCAGATGCTTTCGTTCGCGGAATCATGGAGAATAAAGAATGGGTAATTGTAAATGGTGTTTGGACTGAACAACATTGCGATATGTCTAAGAAAGTTATCAGGAAAGCGAGCAAAAGAGAACTGGAAGAAGCAAAACTGCAAGTCTTCCAACGTTTCTTGTCTCATCTTTCATCAAGATAAATTTTTATAAATAAAATACTAAGTTTCGAAACTAGGAGAAAACAATGAGCGTTGAAAACAAAATCAGAGAGTTGCTGAATAAAAAGCAACTATCAGAAGGCGTTGTTTCCGAAGCTACTGCTGGTGACACCAAGAATCCAACTCAAGGTTCTTCTGAAGGAAGTCCTGCTGCAGGTGATCTTGGCGCTGGTGGCGTTAACAAGGATTCATCGATCCCTTCTAAGACTGCTGGTGATCAATCTTCACCAATGCAGGGTTCTTCGCAAACTGCACCACACGATGACCGCAACGAAGATGATGCGAATCAGGGTGCAATTTCCGCTAAGACAATTACAAAGGATGACTTAATGGCACATAATGCTGGAACACCAGGCGATGCGCCAAACTTTACAACAGTTGCCGATCCTGCTTCAGTGGTTAACCAAGGCAGTTCAAAGGGTAACGTTCAGCAAGAAGAAACAGAATTCGATGACGAAGATCTTCTTGACGAAGACGGCGATGAAGACGGCGACGAAGATGATCTAGAAGACGATTTTGACGACGAGGACGAAGATCTTGAAGAAGACTTCGCTGCCGAACTCGCAACACTATTTGACGGTAATGAAGACCTGTCGGAAGAATTCCGTGGCAAGGCATCATCGCTTTTCGAAGCAATGGTAACTGCTGCTGCTAACGTCAAGGTTGCTCAGATTGAAGAGCAACTCGTAGAAGAAGCAGCATCGCTCATGGAAGAATATAAGCAAGACCTCGTTGATAAGGTTGATGCTTATCTGACATACGCTGCTGAGCAGTGGGTTGCTCAAAACGAACTGGCAGTTGAAAACGGCCTTCGTGCAGACATTACCGAATCCTTTATCGATGGATTAAAGGGTCTGTTTGCTGAGCACTATATTGACATTCCAGAAGAGAAATATGATGTGCTTGGTGAAATGCAATCTCAGATCGACGAACTTGCGTCGAAACTGGATGAAACTGTTTCTGCTAATGTAGAACTGCACGCTGCCAATATCCAACTTCAGAAAGAAAGTGTTCTTGCTAAGGTAACAGAAGACCTTGCAAAGACTGACGCTGAAAGATTTGCTGGTATTGTCGCTGATGTAGAATTCGAGAATGCAGAGATTTTCGAAGAGAAGTTGTCAGTAATTAAGGAAAACTATTTCCCAACTAACAACACTCTGTCGGAATAAGCACTACAAGATAGTGTTGAAAATGAGTTCGTCGATAATACTATCATGTCGAAATACGCTCAAGCAATCAGCAGAATGACTGCTTAAATACGAAATTATTATAAATAAAAAAGTTGATAATAAAAATCACCTTATAAGGAGAAAACTAAATGTTTCTTTCAGAACAATTACAAAAGAAGTGGGAACCAGTTCTGAACCACGAAGG